GCCCAAGAGCTTGCAGAAAAAGGTGAAAGCCATGCTGGCGGAGGACAACAAGTGAGTGTTCTTCGTGAGCTGATGCTTAAAATTTTGCTGAAAAAGGAGGTGGACGTAATGGCAGTTGTCTATGCTACCCTTATCATCAAGGGCAGGAAGACCATTGACCAGGTTCCGGCAATCATCCGGGATGAGGTCAAGCAGATTCTGAAAGACCTGGAAGTTGAGGTCTGAGGAAACGGCGGGGTGCGGCGGGAGCCGCGCCCCATTTTATTTGAAAGGGCGTGATTGTATGGCACTGAACGTGTATTCCCTTGAACGGGACGGCGAAAAAAGCCTGTCCAAGAATTTTAAGGTGAAGGAGTTTCGCTGCAAGGATGGGTCTGATCCTATCTTTATCGACAGTGAACTGGTGGAGATTTTGCAGAAGGTCCGTGACCACTTCGGCAAGCCGGTAATCATCAACTCGGCATACCGAACTGCCGCCTACAATCTGAGCAAGAAGGTGGGCGGTGCAAAATTCAGCCAGCACCAGTACGGAAAGGCGGCCGACATCTACATCCAAGGCATTCTTATCACGAAGCTGGCAGAGTATGTGGAAACGCTGATGCCGAACAAGGGCGGCATTGGCATCTATCCCATCAAGACCGGCGTGCGGAGCTGTGCCTTTGTTCATGTGGATGTTCGCGCCACGAAGGGCCGCTGGAAGGGCTGATACGGCGGCAGAGTAGGAGGAAAACAATATGATGGATATTCTGAAATCGTTTCTTATGATCTTCCCGGAATGGCTGGCAGCTATTCTTGTGGTGGTCGGCGCGGTAGTTACTGCGCTGGGGCTGGTCCGTCTGGGCTACGGCCTGTTCGTGGCAAAGACGGTTTATAAGTGGATCGTCAACGCGGAGGAAAAGTTCGGCAGCGGCATGGGTGCGGAAAAGAAAGCCCACGTTATTGCAGTGCTGCGCGGCTACACCCCGGACTGGCTGGACTGGGCAATCAATGAGAAGACGCTGGACTGGATCGTGCAGATGGTGTTCAATGTCACCAAAAACAAGCTGGAAGACTACATGGAAAAGAAATCCGCAGAAACCACCCAGACGGTGGCCCACTTCGGTAACGTGGGGGAGGGCAAGAACAGCCGCAAGGAGTAAACAATGCTGGAATTTATCATCAAGTATTGGATGGAATGGGTTTTCGGCATTGTTGCTGGCGGCCTGACGCTGGCGTACCGGAGACTTTCAAAGAAAGTCAAGGAACAGAAGGATGAAAACAAGGCCATGAAGGACGGCTTGAAAGCAATGCTTCATGATCGCCTGTACCAATCGTGCAATTATTACATCGCAAGAGGTTGGATTGACACGGTGGGTCTGAGGAACATTGGCTATCTTTACGACAGCTACCATGCGCTGGGAGGGAACGGAACGGGTACGGAATTGTATAACCGAGCCAAAGCACTGCCCATCAAGAACAGCTACACAGAAGAATAACAGACAAAATCCCCCGCTGGCAATCCGAAAGGAAAGCTGGCAGGGGATTTTTTGTTGTCGCAAATATTACAAACTGGTTACAGATTCAACGGAAATGGTCTTTCTCGCCTGAAAAATGGGAATTGCGATGTAAAAATAGGTCGGAAGGATAAAAATAGAA